CTTATTTTCCTCTGCTTTTTCTACAAACTTTACAGAATTATACCACAAAATAACAAAATTAACAATCTTGCAGAATTATTTTCAGCATTTTTTATTGCCGAAATTTTCCCAAATTCTTTGTGCAACATTAACAAATTTTGCCTTTTTGTTCGATTTTTTAACATTTTTTACCTAGGGTAACGGTAATAATTCAAGAAATGCTGCTGTAATATTCTCAACCGTTGTTGAGCTCTGCTCAATATTTTCATCATCGTACTCGATTTGAATTTGAATAATGTGCATTCTGTTTACCGCATAAGGACATTTCATTGCGTTTCGCATGTCAATATATCATATCAAAAAATCGTTTACAATACTTTTCGCAACGTTTTTTAAAATTTTGTGTTTTTGTTGTTGGTTTTCGCAACAAACTATGGTATATTAAATAATTGAGACGTGGCTAATATGCATAAGACAATAGATCTAAATGTATTTGCAAAAAGATTATCCGGGTTATTAGAGGAATCTGATGAGACTACATATTCTCTCTCGAGCAAACTCGGTCTTACACCTGCTACAATTAGCAGATATGCCAATGCTCTTATGAAGCCGAAAGTTCCAACGGTTGTCTCAATGGCTCAAATTTTTAATGTAAATGAAGCTTGGCTTATGGGATATGATGTTTCTAAGGAGAAAAACAACTTAAAGAGCTCGAATATAACTTCCGACACGGTTACTTTTCCCGTCATCGGCGAAATAGCGGCAGGATACGATTCACTTGCCGTTGAAGATTGGAGCGGCGAAACTGTTGAAATCCCATTGTCTTTTTTAAGAGGCAGAAAAAAGAGGAATACTTCGTTCTCTCTGTTAAGGGAGATTCAATGTATCCTCTATATATGGACGGAGATAAGGTTTTAATACTGCGACAGACAACTCTTAATCACAGTGGAGAAATCGGCGCAATAATGTATGAGGATTATGCAACGCTTAAAAAGGTTGAATATGTCAACGGCGAAGATTGGTTAAAAATGATACCTGTTAATCCGCAGTATCCGCCGAAAAGGATTGAGAGCTCCGAGCTTGAAGAATGCCGTGTACTCGGAATCCCCAAGCTATTAATAAAAGAAATAGATGAATAACAGGAAAGGCTATAATATGAGCATTTTAAACATTTTTTCGAAAGTTAATAAAAACAAGAGCAAATTCTTTTCATTATGTGAACAATTTGTATTTGAATACGAAAAAAATAATTTTGGAGTTCCGAGCTGTAAAGATGATATAATGACAGAAATTAAAGCAGAAATTAATTCATCGTCAGATGTTAAAGAGTTTTTTTCTGATGACTCAAACGATTATACTTTGTATGCAAATATTCTCATTTCAAATATGGCTTTTAATATGCTAACAAGCGGTCGATATCATTTATCTTATGGCATTCTCAATCCTATTGGGATTTCAAAAAACTTATTAGCAGTTTATAACGGTGCAATGCAATGGGCATTGGAAAACAAGCAAATTACACGTGAGGAAAAAGAAAAAGAATATGAATTATTAAGGGAAGGTATTTCGCATGCAGGATAATTCAAATCATTACAATCAATATGAATACACATTATATAATGTAAATAATGGCAATTTTAATCCGAAAACTATAGATGTAGATGAATTCTAATAAAAAACGCCCTACCCTGCGCCAACAGGATAAGGCGAAAAGCAGAGTTGTGGTACAACCCTACCGTAGCAAGTTGATTGTATCACACCCTGCTAAAAAAATCAAGCAGGGTATTTTTATGCCATTTTATAACTATACTTTGAATTATTGTTGCGAATATTTAAAGTTTTAGGGATGATACAATGAAATTAGCTAATGGATATGGCAGCATAAGTAAACTACAAGGTAAAAGGCGGCCGTCTTCAAGACAGTTGGTATAGAAGCTTACAGGCAAGTGCATTAAAAGCACTAAATATGAAGCATACAACTCACGAAGCAAGACACACTTGCATTACACAAATGACAGTACACAATGTGAATGAAAGTGTTATTAAAGAAATAGTCGGACACAAAGCCGCACAATCATTCACAGAGAGAGTATACACCCATATCTATATGAAAACAAAAATTGAAGCAGTCAACACAATTCATACATAGAAAAAAGGGATGGCGTATGCCGTCCCTTTTTCATACCTGATATTGAATTGTTGCCTACTTGTTACCTACTTGTTGCCTACGAAATGGCTTTATGTAGTTTTCAACAGGCTAAAAAAATGAGCAACCACATACATTTTTAGGTTCAATGTAGTTTTTGAATAAATGGTGGAGATGGCGGCAATCGCACTCCTCAGGGTGCTTTGCACCACGGAGTGCCTGCTTCGTATCTTATTCCTGCATTGTTTTCAACAATGCAGATTCTTGCGGCTTCGATTTCCGCAAATGAAAAAGCACCGCTTTTGCGGTGCTTTGGTGGAGATGGCGGGTGTTTGTAGGTTTTATGCGCCTTTGCAAGCCTTTTGTTTCCCGTGCGTATCCCCCACAACAGTTCGCTACCCACCCGCAATAGGTCTTCATTATAATTTATTTTATTACATTATATAATATAATATAATACCTGAAAAAATGCAATAAAAAAAAGCCCCCCTTCACAGAAGCAAAAGGGGGCAATTTGTTATTTGATGTATGTGTTTTTATTGTAGTATGCGGCAACATAGCCTGAAGGTATCTGAAGCCAAATGTTGTTGCCTTCTTTGATGACCTTCTGCGCTGTTACCCTTGTGCCTTTTTTCAGCACAGCATACTTGCCTGACTTCGCATTCTTTCTGCCGTCAACCGTCAGTTCGGTAAGCAGTTTTTGTGCGTACTTTGTTCCAGCGCCTTTGCGCACCTTCAAATCGGTTTGCAGGGTGTATGTCTTGCCAGCCGTGTATGTCGGCGCAGAAGAAGCGTGGGTTGTAGTCTTCGGCTTTTCGGGTGTTGATGCTGACCCGCTGAAAATGTTTTCATACAGGTAATTTGTATCAACATTGCCCTTCACACCTTCAACCTTGCCCTTGCTGCTGTTCTGCCACATCTGATATTCACCCTTGTATTTGTCGGTGCCTGATGTGTAGTGCGCAATCCAAGTGTAGTATTTTTTGACCGTTGAATTCAGTTTGTTTCTGAACCAGTCAAGGTTCGCATAGATGCCGACCCTGTAACCGCCTTTTTTGATTGCGGCATTGAAAGCATCTGTAATTGCGGTCAGCGTTGTTTTGCCAAGCCCTGCAATTGTCGGGTCTTCCATGTCACAGTATATCGGCAGTTCAAAGGTCTTGCCTTTAATCTGCTTCAGCACCCATTCAGCGCCCTTCGTTGCGGCAGCGGCGGTCTTTGAATAAATGTAAACATAAGCGCCTAATTTAACCCCCGCCTTCTTTGCGGCGGCATAGTTTTTTTCAAACAATGCGTCCATTTTATTCTGCGTATTACCGACCCAGCAGATGCGCAAGATTGCAAAGTCAACCTTCTTTGCGACCTTCGCCCAGTCAACCGTCCCGTTGTGTTCAGAAATATCAACACCAAAATATGTTTTGCTCATAGTCTTCACTCCTTCGTATGATACAAGATAATAGCAAGGGTTGCCTTCGTGCCGTCAGGCTTATTGTAGGCAACATTGTCATAATCGTTTTGATTAAAACAAATCATCCGTCAGACTCCCCGCCGCTTTCGGCATCTTCGTCAATTTTATTTTCATCTTCTTCAGTCTTCTTGTCACCTGTTGACCTTAACTGTAAAAGCACATCTTTCAGCTTCTGCGGTATCGGTACAAATTCAGCCGCATTTTCAAGAATTGATATACCTTCATTACAAATAAAAAATGTGATTGTCACTTCACGGAGCGGCACAGCGTTATTCAATACCCGCTGAAGCACAACCGCAACAACAACCACAACAAATAGAATGAATTTCTTAATCAAACCCTTGAAGCCGATTTCGCTTGAAACAGTCTTTGTGTAAAAGCCTTTTGCAAGCCCCGTCACATAGTCAAGCACAACAAGGACAATCAGGGCATACAGAAGAACATCAAAGCCCCCGAACATAAACGCTAATACACCCCCGATTGTGCCACCCAGCACAGAAAAAATATTAAAGTCTTTCATAATAAAATACTCCTTTTTAGCATAAAAATAACCCTGCTGATTGCATCAACAAGGTTGTATCAATTATTCGGTTTTGAAGGAAACTTCACATCATACGGAAAGCCCTCCTGCTGCGGGATATCTCTTAATGCCTGACGATATACAGCCATTTGACAACCGCAAGCCGCCGTTAGTTCGGTGCAAATTGTTTTCACCGCCGCAAGAAGCGTTGATGCGGTGATTTTGTCAGGAATCGTGATGCCCAGCCTGTCAAAAGTGAAATCTTTGTCGGTATCGGCAAGAAGGGCGTTTCGCTTTGCCCTGATTTCCTTTGCCAGCCTGTTATACTCTGCCTGTTTCGCCGCCGCAAGCCAGTCTTCAAATTTGTTTTCAACATCTTCTGCAAGCCCCTGACGGTTCATTGTTTCAAGGGTGTAACTGTCATATTTGTATGACACAACCTTTTCGCCGTCAACTTCGGCTTCAATGCGTTCAATGTTATCAGCAAATCTGATGACCGCTTTGCCTTCAGACACATTGACCTGATAGGCAGCGGGTCTGCTGCTGCTTTCTGCTTTCATTTCTGATAACCTCCTTTATCTTGTCAAAATCAAGATACGGTTTAATGTATTTGTTGTAAAAATTGTATGCGTTGCAATGCTTTATCCGCCCTAAATATGACATAATACCTACGCAATTTCTGAAGGGCGGATTTTACATTTTTGGTAACCGCCGTCATATACGGTTCAATTTTTTCCAAGCGGAAAGGAAGATGATGTGCAAGTGCTGTATTATCATTGAATAAGTAAGACGGGCACCGTGCCGATTATTCGTATTAGCAGCATTATTGTTGCAATAGAAGGCGAACAAGACGCAAGAAAAGCGCCCTGCACATCAAATCCCTATTGAATTTTAATTATAAGAAGCCGCTGGGGGACGCTGTCCCCCCAGACCCCCTATTGATATGACCTGTAAGAAAGACGGGCACCGTGCCGAGAAGCCGTAGTCGTAGAAGCAGCAGAAGAATTGCAAAAGAAGGCGAACAAGCCGCAAGAAAAGTCATTTCCGCCGCCGAAACGAACCGATTTTGCCCCTACCGTTGCGTTGCCTGTTGTCCTATCACAAAAATCAGTATCTGATGCACCGCTCCTTTCTGTCGGTAAGGTTGCCCACGGATACGCTTCATCAAGACCCAATTTGCTGACAAAGCCCGTCATTGCAACATCATAACCCAATTCCGCATAATCTTCTGTTATTGCCGTACCGTATGCAGCAAGTTTGTCTGTTACAGAATATTTGCCGCCGTTGTTCAGCACACCTGCAAGCCATGTGTAATAGCCGTACAGATTTTCAATACCCCTGTAAACAAAGTCCATGCCCGTGCCTTCAGGAGCAGCAAATACACCTGATTTGTATTCCAAATAATAATAAATATAATTTGTTGCACCGTTTCTGCCGATATTTACATTGAACAATTCTTTATTGTGAATATCAACCGCACCACCGTCAAAGTTGATTTTCAAAATGTCAATTTCGTATTCTTCATCTCTGCCAGCAACTTCAACATTTGTGATGTGTCTGATTGCAATTGAACCGTCAACTTCATCCTTGATGTCACAGTCACCTGTCGCATCTTCGGCAGCTATACCGTAAATTGAAATTTCCTGACCGACAAAGTATTGCAGTTCACCGTACACATAAAAATCATTGCCCCTTGTCTGAAGCGTTGTATCAGGTGCTTCAGACAATGCCTGTTCAACTGATACATACATACAATCTTTACCATACTTCACATCCGTTGCATAGAACACAGACTGGCTGTCAAGCGTTGCAAATTCAACAATGAACAGCGGCACAAGCACATCTGAATATTCAGCAATATCAAGCTGATGCCAGTTTGTACCCCTTGCCTTTGCGTATTCAACCGCCCAACTGTATGCAAAGTCTGCTACCGTTGCTGTCGGTGTCGATTTACTGTCAAGGATATTTTCATTGTCTTCTGTTGAAAGAAACGCTGCAATGTAAATGTGGTCAAGTTCGGTGCCGTCTGCCGCAATAAACGGCTTCGGCAGCCTGTACCTGCTGTTGATTTTCTCTTTTGAAATGTACCAGTATTCTTTTGCGCCGCTTTCATCAAAGTAGTGCGCAATATAGAATTTCGGTATTTCAACCATGACCTGACCGTCTGTACCGTCTTCCTTATAATCGGGGTCACCTTCATAATGATTTACAGCACCGCTGTTTGAAAGTGTACACCGTTTGATTTCGCTCCACGGGTAAATCGTGTCAAAATCATTTCTAATTTCTTCATCTCCATTGCCCTTGAAGACCTGCGCAATTAAACCTGTTGCATCACCCACTCTTGTAAGTGTCGGGCTATGACTGGGAATGTCACGGCACACACCGTACTTCGGCACTTCACCGTCAATGACACCGCAATCATAACTTGTTTCATCATTAAAGTAAATCATCAGGTGATGATTTATAACCTGAATTGAAGCAATTGATTTGCCCTTCAGGTTCGGCGTGGTTATCGTTTCAGCGCCGATTGATATACTTAAAATATACTCCGATTCCGTGTCTGATGTAACTGTAACTTCACTTTGATTTAACTGTGCGGCTTTTTCTTCAACCTTTTCTGCAATGTGTTCTTTGATTGCATCAACCGACAGGGCTTTTGTGCCGTTGTCTGTTTCAACAACAAAGGTTTCATCACCGTTGAATTCCTCCAGCAATTCATACTGTCTAATTCGTGCCATAGTTAATCACCCCTTTATACACCGATTACATAGCGCAGCACAAAGCGGGAATTTTCATACTTGATGCCGCAAGCGCCTGTACCCGATTTATTGTTGTTGTCATTGCCTGTAATCTTCGTGTTGTTGATGTAAATGTACTTGTTTGCTGCCCTTGCAAAAAGCCCTTCGAATAAACAGAAACTCCAACCGCCGCCGCCGTGCTTTGAAACAGCCGCCTTCGGTATGAAGAATGAATGAAAACCGTAATTTTTCGCTTCTTTATCAGCGTACACGCTAAAGACAAGCACAATGCCGTTTGTCTGATTTTGAACAGAAGGTATTGTGAATGAATGCGTTGCCGTCATATAGTAAGCGCCCGACCACAAGATGCTGTTTGCGTTTATGTTTGTAAACTTTGTGTTCACCGTATCTGCAAAACTCACCTGCGTATCGTTTATACTTCTGATGCTTTGCGCCGTTCTTTCTTCTGAAGAAAGTATTGAAGCGCTTATCGCCGCAAAAGATGCTTTCAGCGAATTGATTGTGTTGCACACACCTGCAATTGAAACAATTGAAAAGCCGTCTAATTCAACCTTGAACAGCGGCATTTCGTGAAGCAATGCACCGCCCCTGATGTCACCCTGCGTGACAGCAGGTACAGCGGGGTCAGATGCGGCGGGTGTACCCGTCACAATATCAATTTCAGCGTCTTCAATACCTTCCTGCGTTTTCGTATAACGGCAAACAATCAGGTCAAAGCGTTTCATACCATTCTGACCCTGCGCAACCGTCACGGTGTCTGTCTGCTGCACTCTGATATGTGTGCCTTGCAGCACAACTTCAGCATCAGGCATCTGCACAACATTGTTGTCAAGCTGCGTTGCAACAAATGTGCTGGTGTCATCACTTAACAGGTAATCATTACTGCCGATAATTGCTTTGAGCAAAGCGCCGACATCATCAGAAGTGATGTGCGGTGTGCCTGTATGCCCTGTAATAATTTTAGGCATTATTGTTTACCTCCTATTTCATAAGATATTGATTGTTTTTTGTTATTGTATTTAATGATTTTTCTTGTGATAGGCTGGGCAATCGTCAAGCCTGTAATGTAGTCCCTACCGCCGACAACATCACCGATTTCAAGTTCAATGTCATCTTTCATTGTCATTGAATATTCGTCAGCAGCATTGATTTCTGCAAACTTCTTCACGGCATCTGCTGCAAGGTCTTCTGTTGATGTATTATCATACAAGTACACCTTGACATTATCGCCCTTCGGTATTGCGCTGACCTGCGTTACAGCCCCCGCCGCATTACAAGAAAAATAAAGCACTTCACGGGCTTTCAGTTCGCCTTTGCCCAGTGCTATCATATAGTTATATTTGTTTGTAACCCTTTTGATTTTGAAATTCACATCATTGTCCTGTGAAAATTCAATGTCTTCAGAATAATCAACAAGCGGTTTTGCGGCAAGTTCAATGAAGAAGTCATCTTCAACCCGCACCGCCTTTATACTTAATCTGAAGCCCTTTGAAGCAAGCATCTTGTTGATGCCGTCAAGCAAACTGCAATAACGGTCAAACTGAAAGCCCGAAACGGAAACACCCGTGCTTGCGCTTGATACCTTAAAAAGCGTATTTGAAAATGCACTGTTCATAAGCTGCGCAATACAGGCATTCAGTTCACCGCTTATCGTCTTATAGTCCTGACCGCTTGCAGGTTCAATGTACTTCTTCTTCAGCATTCCCCTGAAGGTATCGCCTGTCAGCGTTTTTTTACGCTCTTTTGTGCTGATTTCGGGGTCATTGAATATGCCGCCGTATTCGGTGCCTATGCAATATAAAATATTGCCTTCAATGTGCGCTTCAGGATCATAACTGTCCAGCGCTATGCTGATTTGAAAGTCATCTGATGCACCGACATCAAAATCAAGACTTGCGCCTTCGTCTAAAAAGCACAAGTCTTTTTTGTTTGCATCTGCAATTATAAAGTCCATAATCAATCACCTGCCGCCGATTGTACGCTGATAGGTTCGTTGTAATTGTCCCTGATGTATTCGCCGTTTGTATCAATTAGGTAATACCTGCTGTCAACAACTTCAATGTCGGCAATATCTGATGCGCTCTTTGCGGTGTATGACCATTCAGGTTCAGACCGCTGCTGCAACAGCATCAGGTCAAATGAAAATTCATTATTCCATTGCACCTGCTTGTTGCCGCTGGGTATCGCCGCAAAGACCGTCTGTTCTTTGTTGCGGCAATTGAAATAATTTTCAACATTGCCCTGCGCATCATATTTGTAAATTTTCTTTGTCAGGGTGTTCACTTCAAGCCTTTCACCAGCCGACAATTCACAATTGAATAAATAGGTGTAATCACCGATTGTGATTTGTGGGTCTTCGCAAGCGCCGTATATATTCAATATAAACTGACTTGCAAATGCAAAGGGGTTTATCAGCGTATTTGTTGCATAAGATGCTGCCTGAAGGTCAAAGGGAAAATCGCAGTCAAAGTCAACATCATATTCACCCGCCGCCTGTGTAGTAGGTACGAATGAAAGTGTTGTTGCCTTCACCCATTCGGGCTTGTCTGTTACAACCGCAAATTCGGTCTTCAGGTAACTCTCGCTGTTTAGGTATTCGCTGTTTGATGTACCTATCAGCCAGCATTCCATGTAATAACCGTTGCAGTACAATTTGCCCTTCTTATTCGCAAGCACATCTTTTTCAACTATTTCATAGGCTTTGTTTCTTGCCTGTCTTGTCTGCTGACCTGATGCCGACAGGAACAAAACAGGCAATTTCTTTGTGACAATGCCCCTTGTAAAGCCTGTGATTTTTTCGTTTACGCTCTCATAACCCCATTGATAATCACGCAAATCATTGTAAAAAGCAAAGATGCCGTCTTTGCCGAAATACAGCGTTTCGCCGTAATTGTTCAAATAGTAAAATTTATCAAGCATATTTCTTCACCAGCCTTGCAAGTTCTCTTTCATCAAATTCAATGCCCATTGTCTGAAGCGCCGCAACAACCTTTTCATACATAGTGCGGTCAATATTGATAATCGCCGCAAGTATCTTTTCAAGCGTTGCATTTGCATTTGCGTTTGACTCCGCAACCGCCGCTTTAATCATTGTCATCAGGCTGTTTGTGCCGACAACCGTTTCACTTCCTGCTTCACCTGCGCCCATAGGCTGACCCTTTGCATTGACACCGAAAATTGTCGGTTTTTCAAGGATCATACCGTTGTCCATAGCCTTCGCATACCATTCAATGCTTAATTTCGGTATAGAACCTTCAAGCAAATCTGATACCTTCCAGCCGCTGGGTGAAATGCCGAAATGCGGCAGCTTAATATCAGGGAATTTCAGTTTTAATTTCTCAAACATACCCTTGATTGCATCAACACCCTTTTGCACAATGCTTTTTGCGCCGTTGATGACTGTATCAATCTTGCTTTTGATGCCGTCAAAAACATTCGTGACTGCCGTTTTTGCCGCATTCAACGGTGTTGATATAGCATTCTTGATTGCATTGAACACATTTGTCACATTCGTTTTGATGTTATCAATACGGGTTGCAATAAAATCTTTTACAGCAGTAAAAACCGTTGTAACAACATTTTTGATTGCGTTAAATATCGGGGTCAAGAAATTCTTGATTGCGCCCCACACCGTATTCCATACGGTTTTAATCGCATTCAGCACCGTTGATATAACCGTCTTGATGTTGTTTATTGCGTTGCTGATAAAGGTTTTTATTGCATCAAAGGCAGCGAACACATATTCTTTGCAGTTTTCCCAAATGAACCTGAAGGGCAATGTTATAATCTGAAACGCCGCTGAAATGATGCTTGCAATAAGCTGAAATGCAACCGAAATTGCATTGCTTATTTGATTCCAGATTTCAACTACCTTGTCCCACAAGCCTGTAAAAAAGTTCACAATCGGGTCAATGATGTGTTCTTTGAACCACCCTGATACAGCACCCCATATTTGCTGAATTACGCCCCAAATACTTGAAGCAAACTGCCCGAAATTGTCAATGACCTGCTGCAAACCTGACAGCAATTGCGGTATTGACTGAATTATACCTGTTATTAAGGCATCTATGATTACGGGCGCAGCTTCTATGATTTGACTTGCAATTTCAGGAATCGCAGCAACCAACGCCATGAACAGGGTGATTGCCGCCTGTATCAATGCCGTTATCGTTGATTGATTTGTCAAAAATGCTATGATTGAATCCGTTATTTGCGGCAATGCGTTGACCAATTCAAGCCCGATTTGCATTACTGCATCTAACACATCAGGCAAAATATCAAGCAAAATATCAATTAATTCAGGCAATGCAGCCACCAAACCGTGCAACAGGTCTTCAGCCGCAACAAGCAGCTGCGGCAGAAGTTCACGCAGCACAGGCGGAATCTGTGGCAAAATACCCTGTATCAATTTCGGCAATTGACCGAAAACCGTTGTAATACGGGGCAATAATAATTGCAGAAGATTGATTGCGTTATCAAGAACATTTGAAAGCAGCGTATCAAAATCCTGACTGTCATCCGTAAGACCGACAAGCAGATTTTGCCAAGAAGCCTTTAATGATGACATAGAACCCTGAATTGTTGTTGATGCTTCTTTTGCCGTTGTGCCTGTTATGCCCATTTCGGTCTGCACAATGTGTATAGCATCAACAATATCTGAATAACTGCTAATATCAAATTTTTGACCGCTTAACTTTTCAGCATCAGAAAGAAGCCTTTGCATTTCTTCTTTCGTGCCGCCGTAACCTAATTTTAGGTTGTCAAGCATTGTGTAATTCTGCTTTGCAAAACCCTGATATGCGTTTTGAATAGATTCCATAGATGAACCCATTTTGTTCGCATTATCTGACATATCGGTAATTGCAAGGTCTGCTTTTTCTGCCGCCGCTGCTGTATCGCCGTTCAGGCTCTGCAATAACGCCGCTGAAAAACTTGTGACAGTTTCCATATAATCGTTTGCAGAAAGCCCCGCTGTTTTGTATGCGTTGTTTGCATAGTTCAAAACAGTATCGGCACTATCTTTGAAAAGCGTTTCAACACCGCCGACTAACTGTTCATAATCTGCATACGCATCAACAGCCTGTTTTGTAATCGCAACAACCGCACCTGCACCAGCCGCCAAACCTGTCGCAACAACCTTGCCGACCTTCAGCGCTGCTGAACCGATTTTTGAAAACGCTCCTGATAATTTACCTTTTGCGCCTTCAGCTTTGCCCGTTGTTTCGTCAATAGCATCATTTGCTTCTTTGTTTCGTATAGCAAGGGTTGCAAATAATTTGAATAATTCCATTCAATCAACCTCCGCTTTTGCGGGGGTCAAACCCCTGTAACATAGATTTTGAATTATTGACCGTTGCTTCAAAATCATCAGGTGTCATTTCTTGCGGTTCGTCAATTTCAGCCTTTTTGAAATCGTCAAAACTTTGATTGAAGACCTTGTGCAAATAGAATTCCCACGCCTTGTCTTCTGATACGCAGCCCCATATTTCATCAATGCCTTGCGTGAACAAACCGTTTGAAATTAAAGTGTCTAAAAAAACAAAAGGGCTTGCATATCTGCTGAATAGCAAGTCCATAAATTTAATTAAACCTACTTGATGGATTTTGAAACAACCGAAATAAAATCCCCCAGTTCTTCTTTTTTGAAGAAATTGATGATAATATCTGCAAAATCGGCAGGAGGCATTGTGCGCAGGTCATCTTCTGTCAAATTTGTTACTGAAGCAAGAAATGTAAAGATTTCTGCTTCGCATTTGTGCATATTTGCAAAGACAACACCTGCAATATCAAAAGCAACGCTTGCACCAAGCGCCATGATTGCGCTTTTGTTCTTCTTGCCGCCCTGCGCTGCAAACGCAGCAAGGTTTTGTGTGTCAAGGCAACTTTTCAGTTCCCTGATGCCGATTTTTGAAATGATATTACACAAAGGAAAAATATCTGTTGATGTCAACTTTCTGAATGTATATTCTGTCATAGCGGTTTAACCCCTTTCATAATAAAAAAATGATTAGTTTGAAGACGGATAATAAATTTCAACAGGCAAGGTATCAAATGTACCTTCATCTTCAAGGTCTGCATTGCATTCAAAGGTTGCTGCAAGCGTTCCTGCTTCTTTGTTCTTGCCTTCAAGTTCAAAGCCTGATGTGCAAAGCGCATTGTGCATAATGACAATGATTTTCTTGCCTTCAAGCGTTTCACCGACAAAACCGATATTGTCCCAGTAATCACCTGTTTCAATGTCAGGCTTCGTTGTGATTTTCGTGTATGTGCTGTCTTCTGCTGCCGTGCTTTTGCCAATAACAGCAGCCTTCATCAGTTCTGTTTTGATTTCGGCAAAATTGATTTCCATTTGTGCGGCTTCGCCCGTCTTCTTGTGAAAGCCCTTTGTTTTGACAAGCACACCATCAACTTCAACCGTTGTAACTTCAGGCGTAACAGAAAACTTTGAACCGCCAGCCGTTGCGCCGACAATACTGTCTTCAAAGTTCCATGAACCCGCCGCACCGCCTGTGCCAGCGGTATATGCAAGGTTCTTGTGAATAGTACCCGCACCGAACATAATATTTTTCGGTGTGTTTGAAGTAACGCCGTTTCTACCTGCTTTACTCATTGTTCACACTCCAATCTTTAAGTGATAAAGTTATTTGAATTCTTTTCAATTCTGCATCATCTTGCGCTATAACAATAGAAGCGGCAAAGGTAATTGAAATACCACTGCCGCTTTCTGATATGCACCTGAAATCCGCAAAATGCTGTTTGATTTTTTCGCTGATTTTTAACAAATCAAAGACTTCACCCCGTGTAAAACCGTTCAAGAAGAAAGTGCCCGATTGATAGCCGTTTTCGTCAACAAAATCATCTGTGCTTATTTCGCCGACAAAATACGGGTATTTCACCTTGCCTTGCCACCTGAAAAACTGATAATTTACACCGATTTTTCGCAGTTCATCTTTAATAATATTCAGCGCTTCTGTTATCATTTGAAAACACCCCCAAACACTTCTTTAAACCCTGCCTCCAGCGCACCCTCCACGCTTTTACAGGCATAATATAAAGCCCTTGAAGGCGTTTTGCCGTAAGTGAATACCTTTTCGCCCTTTTCATTCGTATAAAACCAGCCGCCTTTTCTGCCGTTGCCTTCAAGTGCGTATTCACCCGTGCCGAATTCTTCCCATATTGCATTTTCATCAGGTGAACCGACCTTTGCTTCAAGGTCATCACCTTTTGACTGCAAATAATAATTGAAAGACCGCTTTGTTTTGCCTGTTTTAACCCTTGTCAGGTCACGCACAGCATTACGCAGTATTTCAGCAGACTGAACAAGCCATGTTTCTTGCGCATCAGCAATCGCCTGTTTTATAACCTTTGCGTTGTTCGTGAATTCAATTTTGAAATCAGACATTCGCATCACCGCCTGTAAACTTCAAGTACAATTCAAGGTGTTTGTGTAATCCCATAGGGTCATCAAGATAAAGCAAATCATACTTCAGACCGTCAATCACAACCCTTGCTTTTTCGCTGTTGATGCTGAAGGTATCGTCACCCGATTGTGTCTGAATGGCAACACCTTCATTATCTGTTATCTTCTTGTCATCAGTATCAAGAAGAAAGTGCAGCTTGTGCAGGTTCGCATAATCGCAAATGAAAATATGCGTTGTTTCTTCGGTCTTCGCATTGAAGGTTGTGTACTTGCTGCCGCCGCCGCTGAAGTCAAGAAAGCCTTTCAGCTTTGCAGCGTTCACCCAAGAAGGCACAACCTCCCCGATTTCGTTTTCGTGCGCTTCGTCATAAATCTGAAGAAACGCAAAAATGTTACCGCCTATCTTTGACATAATCAAAACCTTGCCTTCACATACGGCTTCAAGAAGCCCAACAGCGCAATGGGGTATCCCATAGCGGTGTTTGATGCGTCCTGATTGAAATATGTGACAGAATGCCTTGAAATCGTTTCAGACTGCACACCTGTTTTGTCCCTGTTTTCAATATCCCACTTCAGAAGGTTGATGCACCCTTCAATTACATCATCAGGGTATTCAACCTTTGTAATCAGGTTTTGTTCGCAGGGGTACAAGGTGCCGTCACACTTCACACAATCGTCAATTTCGGTGATTTTATATAATCCCTGATTGATTGACTGTGTTATCTGCAATGTGTCATTTACGGCAATATAAGGGCTTGTGAAAAGTAATGAATTTTCATCTGAAGGTGCAACAAAGCGAATTGCCCTGTTTTGAAAATTGTTGTTTGTGTAGGCTCTGATTGCCTGTTCAATCGCCTTCATCTTTCTTTCAAGTGAGGCATCAGACAATTCAGTTTCGCCCAGCTCTTTCTTTAATTCAGCAATACTGATTATCAAATCAACACCTTCTTTCAAAAAAACAACCCACCGCATTCACGGTGGTTATGATTATGATGCAGCAACCGCAAGGAACTTTGCAACAACAACCTTCGCTGCATTTGTGAGCGCAACACCGTAATACTTGCAAGCGGTAATATCGGTAATCTGCTTCTTCGGGAACCACTCTGTGTCAACAGTAGTATCCTTCTTCAGGAAGATTGTAAGTGCGGGGAGTTCATCTTCGGTGTACTCTGTTTCGGGGCTGTCGGGTTCAATCTTGATAATCGGGTTTGCATAGTATTCAGCAGATGCAGCGTTCACCTTATCGCCTACCTTTAAGGCAGTAATGCAGTAAGGCTGAATGGTTGCAAGGTGCTTGTTTGTGCTGGTTTCGTTTGCGCTGTCGGCAACAATAGTGATAGAACCGCTTGCTGCCTTTTCGTACTTAACAAGCACAACTTTCTTTGACTTCTTAACCCAAGCGCCAGCAACCTTGCCGATTGCACCCTTGACCGCAACACCGCCTGTAAACTTATCAGCGGAAAGAAAATCAGGGTCAACAAGCATCTGTGTTTCCTGATTAGGATGAATGAAAAGCACCTTTTCAATTTCATCTTCTTCATCTTCAAACTTGCCGTTTGCGGCAACAACACCCTTGTAGCCGATAATGCCAGCGGTGCCATCGTGAACATTGTTTGAAGTATATGCAGCGGTGATGCAATCGCTGTCAACCTTGCCGATAACAGCCTTTGCAAGCTGCATTTCAGCCTGACCAACAGGGTTACCGTGACCGCTGTTCACAGCCTCCTGCGTAATAGAAACAGACTTCATTGCCTTCTTGACAGTAAACTGTGTGCTTGATGCCGTAAGTTTGGTGGGTGTAATCTCTGCACCTTCTGCAACTTCTTCAGCATCACCGATATAGTTCCAGCAAGGAACTGTTTTTGTGTCACCTGCAACACCGACAAGCGTGGTGTCAACCTTCGCATACGGGGTGATTTTTGCAAGCGCATCAATCTTCGCATCAATAGCGGGACCCATTACTTCGGGATTGATAATATCAGACATCATTGTAACTGACATAATAAATACCTTCTTTCTTTAAGAATTCATAATTTCATTGAATTTTTCAGGGTTTTCCTGATAGAATTTGTTGCGTTCAGGATACGGCATAGAAAGCAATTCTTTCTTCGTGATGCCCTTGTTTTTGTCATCTTCTTCAGGCAACTTCTTTTCGTCATACTTCTTGCCCGAACCCGAACCGCTAAACTGCTGGGCATACTGCGTTTTAAGGCTTGAAATTGTGTCATCAATGCCTTTGATTTTGCCGTCTTCGCCCATTTTAACTTTGCCCTTCTGCTTAACCTTGAACATCAGGTAATCAACATCAACCGCACCCGCTTCAGTCAGGGCATTACGCAAAGCATTGTCAGTCTTTGTTGCCGCCAGTTCGTCAGTCAGCTTTGTGATTTCGGCTTCGTATTCAGTAACCTTCTGCTGCAAGCCTTCATCACCCTTGTTTGACTTTTTCAAATCTGCAATTGTCTGCTGCGCAGTCTGAAGCTGCTGCTGGAGGTTGCCCTTTTCGGTTTCAAGGTCTGAATACTTGTTTGTGCTGGTGTATTCGCCTGAAGCAAGGTTGCCGATTTTCACCTGCTTGTCCTTGTTCGCTTCGTCAGCATTGTAAGCATTCACCTTTGCTTCAACCTGTGAATAAAGGTCATCACCCAAAATTGCCTTCAAAAAGTCCATAAAACCTTCCTTTCTGCCTTTTCGTTTTTATATGCGGTGTCTTCCGCTAAAGGCGCAACAGTTTATATCTCATATTGCAGGAGTAATATTTGACAGTTTATATCCCGTGTCAAGGGGTGAAATATATGAAAAAAGCACCCTGTTTTCACAAGATGCTTCATTCAACATTATTAAATTTGAGCATAAAAAAAGCGCCCGTAATCAGGCGCTTATAATAAACCTTTTTCCTTCAATTTGTCATAACACCATTTGATGTCTTCAAAGCATTCTGTTTCAGCTTCTTTGTCGGTGAAGACATCATCAAAAGACCGCTGCACAAAGACTTCATCAAAGTAATAATCAACTTCATCAATCATTGCTTTTGAAATGTTGTCCTTTTCAATCTCATATACTGCAAGCGAAATAACAATGCACATTCGGTAATCTTCACGGGTTGTTGTATTCTGATAGAACCAACTGTTTTCCCATGTGCTTGCTTCTTTTGCTGTGAAATAATCAGGGTGCTGCTTTATATCATTTTTGAAATCTGCATAAAGGTTTAATTCTTCTTGCTTCTTTGCCTGTGTTTCCATACATCACCCTCCACTTTCTTATTTGATACAGCATTGACCTTTACACCGTACTTTTCGGCAAACTGCCGCATTACACCTTTGCAACTGTCGCACATACCCCTTTCAGAAAGCAATGTAATTTCATCAAAGGGGTGTTTTTCGTGTTGCGCCGCAAGGTATTCAAACAACTTTGCTTCGGAATCGTGAAAGGTACCGTCACGCATTGTACCGTCACTTTTCATTACATCAATATATTTGAATTGCCTTTTGTCTGTCAGCGGCACACAAACCTGTTTGCCTTTGTATTTGCCTGTTTCAGCAACGGAATCAATTCTGCTGTGCGCAAGAAACAGTTTGTCTTTCTTCTTGCCTATATACACACCAGCAATATTGCCTGAAGTTTTATACTTGCTTGTGAAATTTGTGCGCTTTTCGGTTATTACCTGACTGTCAAGGTCAAGTATTTGTTTCGGTGTCAGATGTCCGCTGTCAATCTTGTACTGATTGACAATTCTGTAATTCTTTTGAAGGTCTTTCCACACATCAGGCGTTGCATATTTCATTTCATAGAAATCTTGCAAATTGTCAGGTGCAATGCCCTTCAGGACTTCATTATATCTCCTGAATTGCTCCCTGTCAACAGAAGATGCAGCCTTTTCAGCCCTGACCTTGCGCACCCTGTCAGGATCATTCAAATACTTTTCTTTGAATTCGGCATAATTGCTGCATTCTATTATTTCACCCGTTTCATTGTCACGCCGTAATTTGTTGCCGCCAGCCTTGAAATACCAGCGGGGCAATTCAACCATATCACAACGGCAATTGCAGCGTTCAGAAGCAGGTGCATTCGGGTCATGGGGGTACATCAGACCGTTTGAAAACGGGTCTTCAATTTCTTGCCACTCTTTATCAACCTTCTGATGCGACTCCCTTGTTTTGCCGTCAAGAACAGACCGCCAAACCTTTACAACATCAAGCCCTGCCGATTTCGCAGCCCTTGCAAAGTCCATGTCTGCTTCGCATTGAATTCTGCCGCCTTCTGTTCTTGCAATTCTTAACGCCCTATACATTGATGACTGCCCCAAATTGCTGATGTTTCGGGCAATTTCAGTATATAACAAATCTGTTGCAAAGCCCCGCTGTATTTCTGATATGACATCACGCTTCAACTGCGCCGTGTCAACATCAATTCGTTCAGCAAGTTTGACATCTTCGCTGACCGTTTCTACCGCCTTTACAACCTGTTCTTGATTTAACGGTGCAAAAAAGCCTTCGCCTACCCCTTGAAGGGCGTATGCTGACCCCACAAAGCCTGTTTCATAGCATTTCGCAAGGTAATCAGTAATTGTTTTGTAATTTTCGGTTTTCAAAACATCAAGAAATGCTGAAATCTGCCGTTCAAGGTTCTTTTGATATTCAATTTGATATATTCTTGACTGCGTTTCGGGCAATGCCTGTAATGACCTGATGTTTCGCTTCACATCAGCAAGCGCCCGTGTGTAATTCTTTGTCAAGGCATCAATTACACCCTGTTCATTGTCAATATTGATTTTCAGCAGTTCTTTTTCACGGTCAGTCATCTTCACCGCCGCCTTCGCCTTCTGTCGGTTCTTCTGTCGGTTCATTTGCAAGCGCTTCACTTGCCGCATCTAAATCAAGCGGGTTTTTCGGCAGCTTGTCTTTGATTTCTTCATAATCAATTTCAAGAATTTCACAAAGCGCCTTCATCAGGGTTTCATCATCAAACTTTGATGCAACCGCAAGAAGCGTGTTGATGATTATTTGCTTTGTTTCTGCCTTCGTCTTTTCAATGCTTGCATTGTCTGCCGCATTCGTGATAACTTCGGGCTTGATGTTGAAATACACATCTGATGCCTTGTATGCGGTGTCATTGTCATTGTTTATTTCATCAATAACAACCTTCACTATCTTCTTTAAAAATGCTTTCAGGCGCTTTGCAAGTTTGTTGCACTTCAGGTCAAGCAGCGCATACCTTGATTTGATAACAACATTTGTGATGTTGCCGTCACCGATTTGTGAAGAATTGAAGCCCATGCCGAACCTGTAAATGTTCTTGTCATCAAGTTCAAGTTTCGCCAGCCTTGCCTGATACGGTATATCAACCGTCTGTACTTCAATGCCGCCGTCAGGTTCAACACCGATAATCTTTTTTGTCTTCAGGTTCGTTTGCAGTTCGTCAAGGTTATCACCCTGAAAGCCTTTGACAATGTGTATCGGTGTATCAAAGTCAACAAGGTTATTTGACAGACCGCAAGCCATCATATCATAGTCATCAATCAGCGCTTTAATCGGCTTCAGGTGACTTGTCTTTTGACGGCAACTGTCAAGCCTGAAGAAGGGAATGAACCCGAACCCGTCATAATATGTTGCGGGGTCATTTTCCTTCTTGTAAAGAATGTGCGGACGGGGGTTGATTTTTTCGTCTTTGTCAAGTTCAATTTTGCCTTCACCGTCAGCAACATAATAATATGTCTGCTGGTCATCCCAGACCTGAATGCGCTTGATTGTCTTGTTTGACTTCGCAATGCGGTCTGTGTACCAGTAAATAACATTTTCGGTGTTCGTGTCGGTATCTTTTGCCCTGACTTCAACAACACCCATTGCCTGTGCAAACTGAAAAGCAATTCTTTCTTTGATGCTCTTGTATGCGTACATATAGCCGAACCCGCCTTTGCAGGTATCGGTCAGCGTGTCACTTAATTCAGCAATGAATTCTTCATCAAAGTATTCATCAAGAAAGCCTTGCAATTCAGGGTCATCAGAAGCAACCAGCGGTTCATCACCTGACAAGATGTACTGCACACACTGGTCAACAAGTTCAGTAAAGAATTGATGACAGATTTTGATGTTGCTGCGGGTCTTGTCTTCAACCAGTTCACCGTCAGCATTGTAATAAAAAATGCGGCTTTTCAAAATATCGTGTTGCCCGTCATAATAATTGTGACCTTCTTCCGCCGCAAGTTTCAAGGCGCTTTGCTTGTCTTCGTTTATTAAATTTAGGATTTCGCTTTCGTTCAGCATTGAAATCACCCCTTTATATCAACCATTTTGTTTGTCTTATGTATTTTTCAAGCCCGTAACGCATTGCATCCATAAGGTGGTTAAAATCATCAATCGGCACATTCAGCTTGTTGCCGAATTTGTCTTTTGCCCAACTGTAATTGCTGACTTCGGTTAAAAAGTTTACACAGCGGGGGTGTATGATGATTTCAAAGTCCTGTATATACTGAATGCCGTTGTTGATGCTGTCTTTGCCCTTCTTTGCGCCTGTAATGCGCATACCGTAACCCCGCAATTCGTCAATGCTTTTCGGCTCTGCGGAATCACCTGTGAAGCGGTCTTTGTTATAACCCAGCCTTGTGATTTCTTCGTATATGCGCCGATTTGACAAGCCCTTCTTGTACAGTTCGTCATACACATATATCTTTTTGTTTGCCGTGTCTATAAAGCCGATAAAGGCGGCGGTGGGGTCATTCGTATAACCGAAATCAAGCCCGAACCCGTCTTCTATATCGTCAAGCAGCACAACCGCTTCTTCGGGTTTTTCTTCAAGCGTTTCAAACGCTTCTTTTGTCATCAATCTGAAGGGCATTTCTTTCCAGTTCTCATACACAAGCCCGTCAGTAATACCCCAGCCCCCTAAACCTGCAACAGCGAAACGGCGGGGGTTGTTCTTCTTCATATTTTCAAAGACCTTCAAATCGGCGGCATCAAGAAATTCATTGCAGGTGTAGTTCGTTGTCATTGCAAGAATTTCACCGTCTTCGGATATGTCGGTCTTGCGTTCTCTGTATATAGGCTTGCCAGCGGCATCATAGCCTGTCACTTCATCAAAAAAGCGGTGCTTCAAAAAGTGCCGTTCGTTCCACGGGTTGAAGGTGATTGTGATTTGCTTGAAAAGCGGTGCGGGTATTTCGCCCCTGATGCTTTCATCAATCATATCAAAATCAGTTTCATCAAATATTTCATACGCTTCTTCAATCCACGCCCAGCACAAATAGCCAACTTCAACCGTGATTGATGTTATCTTCAGCGCATCATCAAGACCCCTGAACAGTATTTTTTGTCCTGTTTCAACATTCGTGATTTCAAGGGGGTTTTCTTTTGCTACCCATACATCCTGAAGCCCCAGCCTGTTGATTGCCCACTTCAAATCGGCGAAGCAACTGTCTTTCAATGTGCGGTATGTTTTACGAATAACAAGAAGATTTGCTCCGCTGTATTTCGCCTTTGATAAATGACTGATGTACCACAAAGCCGTTGTCTTTGATTTCTTTGATGCTCTGCTGCCTTTGCAAACCCTGTACCTGCCTTTGAAATTCCAAAAGACCTTGTACCCGCCGCCGACAAAATCAGACATCTTGAAAACCGCATCAGGCTTCTTCGTCTTCAAGGTCATCAACAATCACTACCTTTGCGCTGCCTTCAATGTTCACTTTATCGCTGAATAAACCGTAACGCTTGCCCAGCAATTCGGCAGCTTTGTTCACATCAGAAACCCTTGTGTCTGTTTCAACAATGCAGGGCAATTCATCATCTGCTGTGACTTTTCTGCCTTCTTCGTCAAAATATGACTTGCGGTGCCGTTCAGATGCAACCACCTGTTCTTTGACTTCACGGCGCAAAACAGCCGTCAGCGTTTCAAGCACTTCTTGCTGTGATGCAACCTTTTCAGATTGCTTTGCATTCATCAGTTCTTGCATATATTCTTGAATTTCGGGTTTCTTCAGGTTTTCGTGTCCTATGCAATAGGCAGTCTTTTCAGAATAACCCGCCCTGATAGCAGCCTGTGTTGCGTTCAGGTCAATCAGGTATTCATTGCAAAACGCTTTCTGCTTCTCTGTCAATGCCATTGCGCAACACCACCCTTCTATATGCAATCGGCATCTTTGAAGGCTTTGTACATTTTCGGCGCCTGAATAGCAAACCAGTCAATCATTTCTTCATTTGTTGCCCACTGTTCAGTATCAGCCGAATTGACAGACAAGCCGCTTTCATACATAAATGCGTGTGTGATTTCGTGCCTTTTGACCTTCTTTGCATAATAGTCAAGGTCAGCAAGGCGGCTTTCATCTTTTTCAACCGTCTGCATATCAAGAACAACAATGCGTTTGACTGATGTGTCGGTGTACCCGTCACAATTCTTTAGATGCGGAAATTTCTTCACCGACCCCTTCAGGATTTCATACTTCGTGCCTAAAATGTCAACCTTCATCAAATAGTCCCTTCAAAAAAAGCAATTCGCCCGTCAAGCCGATAGCGCAGCTATTACCATAGCGGGGCATTACACACACCCCGCCGTTCATAAGGTTCAAAACAAAAAGCGCCCCTGATGCGGAGCGCCTGTGTTTTCCTTCAATGCACCTGCGTACACCGTCAGAAGCATACGCAAGCGCTATTTGAAAGGAGGAGCATAATGGCTACCTGTGCGAATGCGCAACGGAAACAAGCCTTGCGGCTTTGCGCATTTTTCATTATGCCTATTATATTATATTTGATATTTTACTGGGTTTCAATGCGTAAAGTGTATCCAAATGTGACATTTGTTTCATCTTTCAACATACCCCGCAATCATTCTGTAAACAGACTCCCTTGTGTAGTGCAAGACCTGCCCGATTTTCTTGTAATTCTGATGATACACAAAGCGCCTGATTGCAATTGCCCTGATTGTTTCGTCTTCAATAGCAAATATAAAGGCATTCAGGGCTTTCAGTTCTTCACACACTCTGTGATATTCAGCTTTGATGTTCGGGTCAATATCAAGGCGCTGTATTGACTGATTTTCAACAACATTGCTGATTGTGTTGCTTTGTATCGCAGGTCTTGATGTATCAACCCCGCTGATTGAAGAAGGTATGTACTTGATTTCAAAAAATTCCTTCTGCTTCAGCAAGATGTAATAATTATCAAGGCGCTGCATTGTCATTTCAGACATTGTCATCACCGCCTTTGTATTCGTCATCAGGGTTGTATTCGCTTTCAAGCAGTTCTTTCCATTGCGCCGCCCGTTCATCAAAATGCTTTTGCAATTCAACCTTTTCTTCGTTTGTGAAGGGGCTGCCGCAAGAATCCGACCAGCCGACAATCGTGTTGAATTCAAATACAGTCAACTGTCGGGCAAATTCGTCAATGTTCATCAGCTTCATTCGTTCAAAGACTGTGAAGTCCTTGTGTTCGCCGTGCGGGTTGTACCCGCTGCCCTTCTTGAAGCACCCGCCCAAAATGTTATGGTAACAAAGCGCTTCTTTGCATTCTCTGATGCCTTCGGTGAAGGGGCAGGTATTAGGCACCCTGCCGTAATCGGTATCCTTCTTCTTGTCTTTCTTATAACCTGATGCTAAACCTAAACACATACTGTTTCACTCCCTATCAAAATAATAAATAATGCAATCATCAGAATTGCTGTAAATTTGTACCACTTCATATTGAAGCACCTTCATAACAATCTGTTTCATCAATGATGTGTGTTACATTATTCCAATTGAATTCTGCAACACATTTTACTGCGACATTTTCATTTGCTTTTACGGGTATAAATTCTTTCAAAAAGCACAATTCTGTGCCGTCCGCTCCGTACCGTTCATATTTATCTGCATCAATATGAATGACGGCTTTTGAAATTAAACCAACCGCAAATTTTGCCATATCAATACCCGCCTTTCTTTCTTTGAATTTTCGTTGCCTTTATGTATCGCACAACTTTCATCAAATCGCCTTCGTGTTTTGCATAGCATTTCAAGATGCGGTTAAAATCAATTTTTCTTGCCTTTTCAAGCATTTCACAATATGTAGGGCAATACCAGTCATTTGCTGTACAATAATCACACACACAACGGCAAAAGCGGTCAATATCGCCCAAATCTTTTTTTGCTTCTTCAACCGTCATTTCACACCTCCTAAAAAGTCACGCATACATTCAATACTGCGGCGGCAATCCAGTACACCGCCTTTTTTTATATCGCCGCTGAAAGCGTAAACAGATGCCGCACCGACATCAAGCGCAATCAGAAGCAACGGGAAAAAGTATTCTGCTTTCATTTTGTTCATAAAGCCTCCGTTAAAAGAATGATAATTGATTTGTGATAACTTCCTGATGCTTCGGCACAAAGATTTTTTCTTTGACTTCAGCGCCGCTGCCTATTGCGTTATACTGCTGGCGCTTGCTGAAGGCGGCAATCTCTTTGAACCTGTCATCAGGCATTGCATATTCGCTTATGTAAACAGGCACAACCTGATGTTCAGCCCATTCATAAAACGCATTGTGGTCAAAACCGCCGTATGATCCGCACACCGTGTCTTTGTACGGTATGTCACAATAAATTATGCCTTCTGTGATTTCAAATTCATCATAACTTTTATTGTGAATTTCAAGGGTTTCCAGCCCGTTAAGGCGCTGCAAGCGTTCAATATTTTGTAGCCGTTCAAGGCTTTCAATGCGTTCTAACCCTTCAAGGCTCTGTAATTCATATAGCCTTTGTTCGCTTTCAAGGTTATGCTCCTTGATATAAGCTGAATATGCAAGCCGCCTCAATCGGCGGTTCTTGATGTCTTCATATACAGGCAATTCAAGACCGTAATACTTTTTGAAGCCTGAAACATCAAAGAAGAAAATTGCATTGTGCAGACAATGTTTCCATTTCTCTAACTCTGCGCCGTACATATAGCCTTCACCGCTATTGCCGAAAGACCAATTGTATTTGATATACGGGCAATCTGACTTGCGGTCATTGAACATCTGCCTTGTAATGAATTCTGATGTGTCAATGTACTTGTCAATGCCTGATACCGCCTGTCTGAACAGCGTTGCAATATCGCCTATATCGTTATAAATCACTTTACCGTACTTCTGCGACAGGGCAGCGCAATGTGTGATTGCACCGCCGCCGCCGAAAAGGTCATATAATCTTGTTGCTGGAGGCAGTAAGGCAACAATGTCATCTGCAATACCTGATTTGCTGCCTAAATAACCGACACCCCACCTTGCTATACTGCATCACCCCAATCTAAAGCCTGTCCGCAAATGCGTTGAATTTTTTCCTTTACTGTCATAGTTCAACAGCCCCCTTCAAATAATCGGGTTCAGAAAACAATGAATACTGAAGTGGATTGTCACCGCACCACCACATCATTACAAAATACGGGTTTTGCCACATTTCATCAATCGGCAGCCCTGCTTCTTTTCTCGCATCAAGCATTCTTTTAAAAGCCCGTAAATAATTGTCCCTATATTTCGGGTATCTTATAAAGTCTGCTTTCATACCTTCGCCGCCTTGTTGCGGGCAACCTATACAGCCGACCCGTTTACAACCTGTGCAAACCCATGTATTGTTGATTGCTTTAACTTCATATAAAGGGTTCGGCTTGATGCCGTAATGATAAAGAAATTCATATACATCTTCATCTGACCAGTCAACAATCGGGTTGACAAGCGTTGATGTTGTCCTGTAACACATTTCAACAAATCGGCGGTTTTCGTCATTGTCTGTATTCAATATCAATCCGCCCTTTGTTGTTTTTTTATAATCAACATCATTTTCAATTGCAGCCTTTTCGGTGCTGACAGGTTTCCCGATTATAGTTACAAGCCCGTGATTGTTTTTGCGTTTTTCACTTTCTGCCCATCTTGAACCTGTAACTTTTACCCTGTATTTGCCCCCGCCTTCTTTGTAATGTTCACAGCAGTAACGCATCAACCGTGTAGGCGGCATTTTCTTTTGCACTATCAAGTCCCACATTGAAATATCGGGTCTGCTGATAATGATGCCGCTTTTCTGCCGTATGTAGTAAATAGTTTCAGGCGCATCAACCGTTGTCAAACTGTGTACTGCTTCAAAATTGACACCAGCCATATCAGCAAGCGCAAGGATCACATCACTATCTTTGCCACCGCTATAACAAAGGAAATAAGGTTCAGTTTTAGGCTGAAAAGCCTTCAGGTGTTCAATCGCCCGTTTTTCTTTTTCTTTATTCATTGCAGTAATCTGACTCCTTGTAAATCTTGATGAAATCTTCAAGGGTCAAGACGGCAACCCATTCACAATTGTTGCGGCGGTGCATCACAACAGGTATTTCACCCTGCTGGGCATCAACCTTTGCCTGTGCAAGCGCATCATACAGGCGCAAGCCTTCATTGCGTTTGCATTCAATGTGAATGTTCGGCAAGCCGACAACATCAGCATCACCGTTTGCGCCGCAATACTGCTGCCCCCTTCTTGTATCAAACCCAAGATTGCGCAGCAGCTTTGCAAGTTCTCTTTCACCCGCCTTGCCCTTGTTTCTGCTTCGTTTACCTGACATAATCATCACCCCTTCAAATACTGCCTTCAAAATCTTCTTTGTATGCCTTCTTGATATTGTCATCTTTAATCGCCCAAGTCAGCACAAGTTTGAAGCGGTCTTCACAATCAGGGTAATCCTTCAACTTTTTGCAATATGTATTCAAGGCATATTCCCTGACATACTTTGACAATTCGCAGTATTCAGCAACAGTCAAGGTTGTTTCACCGAATAACCTTGTTTTTTCGTCTTCTGAATAATCGGCAAAAGAAAAAGTTTCTTTTGACAGAGTGTAATTAGTCAGTAAGTCAGCAATATTCTTTTCTCTATTCTCTTTATCTCTTATCTCTATACTCTTATCTCTATACTCTGTGTGACAATTTTGTGACAGTAGTGTGACATTGTCACACCCTGCCGCTTGAAGCGCCTGATTTTGTCTGCTCTTTCGCTTGCGTTCAGCGGCGGCGGTTTCGCTGCCTATCATATTTTGAACATCAGTCATAAAAACAGTTTGGTCATCAAGCACTTCAATCATCTTCAGTTCAATGAAAATTTGCATTGCTGACTTCACAACATCAACATTTGTGTTTGTGATTGTCGCAAGCATTTCTTCATTGTAGGGAATAGCATCAGAAAAGCGCAGGTTGCCTTCGTGCGTTACACTTTCAACAAGCAACTTCAGATAAAAAAGAATATAGTCCTTGCCGTTTGGCATACTTTCAATTATTCTGATTTCGTGCCGCTTGAAAAAATCTTTGTGCAGCTTTAACCAGTAATATCTCTTTTCTGACATACCGCATCACCCTTCAATCAGCGAATACCTGATGTAATTGACGGGTTCACCGAACCTGTTTTTTGCGCTTTCAGGCTCTTTCTTGAAAGCATAACCTTCTTTGATTAGTTCGCTGATACGCTTCGGCAGACAGGCAACACCTAAATCCTGATAGGCTTCCCATGTGGTGATGCTGCCGAACCTGCGTATATATTCAATAATGCGGGTGCGCTGATTTTTCTTCACTTTCATAATCAAGCCCTCCCGAATGGTAAATCGTCATCATCATCAATGATTTCTTCAAAATCGCTTGCATCAGCAGAAGCGTAATTCAGCGGTGCCGTGTACTGCGGGGGCTGTGCGCTTGCAAGCTGCGGGTTACTTTCGCTCTTGCTGCCGCAAAATGATGCTTCATTCACAACAACATCAAATGCCTTGCGCTGTTCGCCGTTCTTGTCGGTGTAATTGCCTGTCTGAATAGAACCTGTCAAGGCAATCATCTGCCCCTTGTGAAAATTTCTGCTGATGAATTCAGCGGTGCTGCGCCATGCAACACAATCAATGAAATCTGCCTGTCTTTCCTGATTTTTCGGTGTATAGCTGCGGTCAACAGCAATCTGAAAGCGCAGTACAGAAACATTTGAAGGTGTGACCTTCAATTCAGGTTCATAGGTCAAGCGCCCCATAATAGCAACAACATTCATTAGAAAAGCCACCCCCATTTGCTAAATCTCTTTTTATCAGGTCTTGCCGTCATAAACTTTCTGAAATTGTGAAGCCCGTTTTTGTAGGTCTTGCGGCTTCTCTGCTTGTGTTTGTTATACATATAGTTCAACTCCTAAAACTTGATTTATTTGTGCATCAAGGCTTTTCACAATGCCTTCACAATCGCCGAAAGCAGCGTGTGCCTTCCAAGATTGATAACATTCATTAAATTTTGATAATTCAACCTTGCCTTCAACAACAAGCTGCGCCATTTTCTTATACTTGCGAAAGGCATTTCGCTTGTTTTCGTTCTTGATACGGCAAAGCACTTTACCGTCTTTGATGTAGGTGTGAAAGCCGAGAAATTTAATACCTTGCTTGAATGGCATTATTTGCGTTTTGCCGTTCAGCGTTAAATTCAAACTGTGTATGATTTCTTCAATCTGAACAAGGCATTGTTTCAAGTATTCTTTGTCCTGATGTATCAGGTAAAAATCGTCCATATACCTGCCGTAATACCTGATGTTTGTTTCTGAAGCCACAAAGCCGTCTAATTCGTGCAAATACATTAAAGCAAACACCTGACTTGACTGGTTGCCTAAAGGCAAACCAGCGCCTTCTGTGCTGTCAATAATTGCATCACACAGCCACAACAAATCAGGTTCATCAAAGTATTTGCGCAATAGCCCCTTCACAATGTTGTGGTCAATCGTATAGAAAAACTTTGTCACATCTGCCTTCAAAATATATCCGCACATACCGTGTTCATCATAGAAGGCTTGCATCTGCTCTTTCAGGGTGTTCAGCCCGAACAATGTACCTTTGCCCTTCTGCCCTGCAAAATTATTCCTGATGAATACATCTTGCAGTTTCGGCAGAAGCACATTATCGCAAAGCGAATGTTGAACAACCTTGTCCTTGAATGATGCCGCTTCAATCAAGCGCTGCTTCGGCTCATACACATAAAAACTGTTATACTTTGTAACCTGATATTCTTTGTTTTCAAGCATCAGTTTCAATCGTTGTATGCCGTCAAGCGCTCTGATTTCAAACTGTGCGGCGCTGTTGCGGTATCCTTTACCCGCCTTCGCCTTCTTGTATGCTTTGTATAGATTGTTAAAATCACATATCTTTTCAAAATCTGTCATATATCACTTTTATTGCAACGGTCAAAAGAAAGGCGGCAAGTTCGTTTGAAAGGAATGTACTGATTTCGGCATATAGCGTACTCCGTCTGACTTTTTCCCAAATCGCACGAACCCCGTTGTTGTTGTTACAATTGTTGTTGTTCATATTACCGCCGCAAGCAACGCAGCGAATGTGCAAATTCAACCTGCCGCCTGTGCTGATTATCTTTGTTTATCCTTTGACCGCCATGCAATAGTCATAAATTTTATATCAGAAACAAGTTTTGACCAAAAATCAGCACTATTTGATTGAATGATTTGCAAATCAAGGCACATTTCAATATAAAAAAGCAGTTCATCACAATACAAAATTGCTTTTGTCTGCAATTCATTTCTTGCCACTTTGTCGGTCAAAAGCGTTCTGTTCGCTTCAAGCAAATTTTCATATATTTCCATTGCCTTGTTTTGCATCTTGTCACAAAGCGTAAAGCGGTATTTTTTTGGAAACTTCTTGCTATTTGAAGTAACCTTGATTGTATGCACACACAATTTCTTTGCTTTGATGACAACCTGCAAATCACCTTCTTGTTTCATTGATATACTCCTTTATTCTGATACAAAGATATTAGATTTAAAGATGCAAACCGCACGAACCCCGAGGTTGTTGTTACAATTGTCGCCGAACATAATACCGCCGCAAGCAACGCAGCGAACAGCGTACTGAACATCACGGTGGGGTGTTGAAACTGCATTCGCAAGCCACCACCAGTCATCAACTTCATACGGTTCTATGCCTTCACTATGTTTGCGGTATTGCACATCAGTCAGAAGACCTGTTTTGCGGGTAATTGAACCGTAATCCTTTAACCCGTCATCTGTTGTCAGGTCAATTTCAAATTCACACATATTATCAGCGCCGATAATATCAGCAATTTTGCTTTCAAAATCATCAAGAACCTTCAGCACGGATGCATTCGCAAGGTTGTTTGTGTCATCATCAAACCTTGTGTTTTCGGCAATAAAATCCCTTGTCAAGCAGAAGGTTTTGCCGTCAACCTGCTTCAGCACGATAAATTCAACATCACCGATTTTAAAGGTTTTGTACTGCTCAATATAGGCAAGCTGCACTTTGCTATGTTCTTTTACAATCTTGACTTCGTAGCCAAGCGCCTTTGTGATTTCTTCAATTGTCATTTCTTTTATTTCGCTCATAATATAGTCCTTTCGTGTTAAAGATAATTTTTACCGAATATTCGTCTGAATTCGTCAATGCTCCAGCCGTACTTTTTTATTGCCGCCTTCTGCCCTTCTTCGTGAAGGTATTGCATTTTTTCTTTGTTGAAATGCACCCCTTCAGGCGGTTCATTGTGGCAATCGTGATGCAATCTGACCTTCAGACCGTAATGTTCACTTTTTTTGCGGTTCGCACCGCCGAATATATGATGCCACTCCGTTGCGCCGTACCCGCCGCATAAGAAGCACACATCATCATCTTGCTGTAATATTGATTTACTCATTTGACCACCCCTGCATCAGCGTTGCAAGTTCACGGGGGGTCATTGTTGAAATGCCGACAGACTGACAGTCCTGCACAACCATATCAATCAAGCGTGACATTTGCTTTGTGTCATAGGTGCTTGACCCGTAATACAGAATGACATTTGTGCAGCCCTTCAGCTTGCTTTGCTGCGTTTCGGTTTGCCAGCCTATGCCGTTATGCTCCCAGCCCTTCGTTAAATCATCAACCGCTTTGTCAGGCACACAAACAACCGTATTGTTGCCGCCTATGTGCCTGATATAACTTCTGTATATCTCAATAGCGGGGGTGTTGATTTCTTCGGCAAGTTTATTCAGAAGCACCCAAAAATACGCATTTGCATCAAGGGAGCGCCTTTTCCTGAAGCGTACAAGGCGGCAGGTCAGGTCAAGGTCTGTCAACTTCTCTGCTTCGGCAAAGATGTTCTTTTCGGTTTCAACCGTCAACCTTGCCGCCCCAGTCTTGTAATCTCTTGTCAGGTCAATGATGCGGCATCTGAAGTCATCCATATTTCAAACTGCTCCTTTCGGGGGAAAACCCCTTTTTTCAGGCATTGCGCAAGGTATGTCAATTTCGGCAAAAAGTCATTCTGTATAAAAGCATCATTCGGTTCAATCTCATAGAATGAAAGCCTGTCAGGGTCAATGTCATTGAAAAAGTTTTTGTAATCACCGTCTGTCAATCCGTATGCGACCACATAAGCCTTTTTCAGCCCTGCCGCAAATAACTGAACCCACACCTGCCGCTTGTACCGTATAGGCAATTTGAAGCCCTTTTCAAAGCGGTATGTTTTCACTTCAAAAATTGTATCTTCTGAATTGCCGTCAAGGTTCACCCGCAAGCGAACATCAGGCAACCTGATTTGCTTGTCCTTTTCGGGGGCTTTTATGAAGTCAAGTATCTTGTGTTCATAGTGCGTACCCGCAAGCATTGCTTCATTAGTGAAATTGTTGCTGTTGAAGGCAGCCTTTTCAAGCCACCAGTTCGCAAATGATGCTGTTGACCAATTGCCGATTATGTAATTGACATCTGATGCGCCGAACCAGCCGCTTCTGTCTTTACTTGCTATCATTGCCGTTTAACATATTGTTCAGCGTTCTTTCAAAACGATTGATTGAAGTGAAGTATGAAAACAAGCCTTTCATTTCTTCAATCGTCATATTGTTACGCTGTGCAATTTCGTCTTCGCTGATGCCCTGCTTCATCAAGGTTGTAACCTTTTCGAGAATGCGCTCCTTTATTGCCTTTAATGAATGCTTGCTCAAATCGTCAGCAACATCAGTAATATCATCAATATCTTCTGACCATAAGCCGAACCCCAAGCCCGTGCGAATTGCAACACCTTTTACAAATGCCCTTTTCTGTGCATTGCCCAAGCGCTGCTGGGTCAATGAATTGTCTTTCACGGGGTTTGACCCGTTCATCAGCGGTTCACGCTGAACAAATTGCAAGTCATCAATCGTGACCTTCACTGCAACTTCATAACAATTATTTGTGTTGCCGTTCTTATCGGTGAAGGTCTTTTCGCTCATAAACAAGGAACTGCCGTTTTCGTTTGTCAGCGGCTCAAAGTCAACATATTCTGCACCGTGCTGATGCAGAAGGTCAACACAGACCGCCCACGGCAAATACTTTGCATCATCTCTTTCCTTGACATACTCTGAAATATCAAGTTTGCGTAATTCGTTGAATGGTTTTAACATAAACTGTCAACACTCCTTTTGTAGTTGTCGGCAAGGCAATCTTCGCAGATTTCATCACCGTCAATTTCGTAATAGTCTTCGTATATTTCGCCGCCGCAAATGTCACAGGTAACTGTCACATCACAGCCGTTTGTCTGGTGGCAATTATCACAATCAAGTGCGCCGTTGCATCCTTTGCCGTTACAACTAATTGCCATCTGTTTCACCGCCTTCTTCGGTTGCCGCAGCTTCGGCGGCTTCTTCGTCTTTGTATTTGCACTTGTCAAAGATGCCTTCAATGCGCTTCAGCGGCAATGTTGCATTTGTGATGTCAGCCCACATATCAATTGCGCCGCTGCCTTTTTCAACATTGTCTGTGTGAACAACAACACCGACAACAAGCCTGTCTTTCTTGACCCTGCACAAAACCTTGTCACCCTTCTTCAAGCCGTTGAAGGCTGGTGCTTCGTACAAGTAAACCTTTTCAGCGTTTGTGTATTCGGGGTGTCTGACAATGACAAGCCCTGTCCATTCGTTCATATTGCCCTCCTTATTCAGATACAAAGATATTAGATTTGAAGATACAAACCGCACGAACCCCATTAAAGCTGACACAATTGCTGCAGTACAGATTACCGCCGCCAGCAACGCAGCGAACCAAATATTGATAGCCTCTTTCGGGTGTTGATGTAGCGTTTGCAAGCCACCACCAATCGTTCACTTTGTAGGGGTAAATCAAGCGGCTGTATTTGCGATATTGCATATCTGTCAGCAAGCCGTACTTCGTTTTGATTTTGCCGTATGTGTCAAGCCCGTCATCAGAAGTCAGGTCAATTTCAAATTCAATAACATTATCTGCGCCGAATGTCTTTTCAAGTACGGGCAGCTTCTCTGTTTCAAGTTTGCGCCTGATGCTGCTTTCAGCATAATTGTTGCTGTTGCCGTCAAACTGCGTATCTTTATAAACAAAATCCCTTGTCAGCGTTAAAGCCGTGCCGTTAGGAAGAAGGTCAAGCAGTATTCTTTCAACACCGTCTGAACCCTTGAAGGTTTTGCCGATTGCAATTTCACAAAGTTTTTTCTTTTCCATATTTAATTTCCTTTCGTAATTTGATTGAATAATAAGTTTGTATATACCTTTTGCATTTCGTACATATCCGCTTCAGCCTGTGCCTTGTGCACCGCCCTGCGTTGCTTGCGTTCTTTCTTTTCAATAACTCTGCAAGCAATTTCAACAACTGCACCTGCAACCAGCCCTGCAATAGCAAACGGGTATAACGAAACAATAATTATGATTAAATCTTCAATCATATCAATTCACCTTTTCTGTAATGCCTGTTTCTTCAAAGAATTTCTTGCGGTTTATGTAGTAATTCCACCTGCCGTTGTTATATACGGCATAGCCGAACCCGAACCGCTTGTCCTGCAACCCTTTTCTGACGAATGCGGGGTTTTTGTGCATCAGCACCGCCGCTTCTTCAACCTTCAGGGTTTCTGTGTTTTCAAAAATAAATATCACACTCCTTGATTTTTGCGGTGACATTTGCTATAATCAAAGTGTTGTGGGCTTGATGTATAACAAACATCAACCTTGCCGCCTGTTCATTCGGGCGGCGCTTTTTTATTTGTCGGCATACATTTTTTCAAGCTGTTCAATGCGTTTGAATATACTTTTGATGTTTTCACCTTCTTTCTGTTTATCATCACTGCATCAAGCGTTGCATTTTTGGGACGGTTTTGCTAAAAAAATAGCAACCTTGTCAGCCGCCTTTGTAATATGCAGCACATCACAAATCCTTTCAATTTCGCCCGTCTTGAAATCACTTTTGTTGTTGATTTTCAGGCTGAAAGTATCTTTGTTCATACCGATTTCCCGTGCAAAACTTGTCTGCGTATAACCTGCGCTGACAATAATGCCCATCAGACGATTTTTGTTTACCAAGTAATCACCCCCTTTGCGTTTTTCAAAATCGTTGCATTTTTGGGACGCCTTCATCATATCATATCACAAAAGGGTTGTCAAGCATTTTTGGGACGAAATTTTGATTTTTTCAATTTTTGTCTTGCTTTTTTGGGACGGCTATGGTATTATAATTTTGCGGAGGCGACATAATATGAATAAAATTGCTGAAAGATTACTTGAAATGATAAACAAAAACAATATATCATACGGCGAATTGTCAAAGGAAACGGGCATACCGAAATCAGCAATTCAGCGCTATGCAACAGGCGAAACAGAAAAAATTCCTATAACAAGAATTGAATTGCTTGCAAAGGCGCTTCATACAAGCGCCGCATACATTATGGGCTGGGTTGATGAAAATGATGAAGTGTTCAACATCAAGAACATTATGCCCCTGCCCCGAACAAAGCGCCGCCCCCGTTTAGGTGTCATTGCTTGCGGTGAACCTATACTGGCGCAAGAAAATATTGAAGATTATGATGAAGTGCCTGAAGATATGCAATGCGACTTCACCTTGATTTGTCAGGGTGACAGTATGACAGGCGCAAGAATAAATGATGGTGACATTGTATATATCAAAGAACAGCCAATTGTTGATAACGGTGAAATAGCTGCTTGCCGTGTTGACGGTGAATTTGACAGCCATGCAACATTAAAGCGCTTCTTCAAATATGATGACAGGGTTGTGCTTCAATCTGAAAATCCGCAATACCCGCCCTTTGTTTACATCAAAGAAGAAATGAACAAGGTACATATTTTAGGCAAGGCGGTGGGCTTTACAAGCAAATTATAACGGAGGATACTATGGGCTTATTTGATAAAATCAAGAAGAAAAAACAACAAGCACTTATTGAAAAATCAATGGCTGACTTTGAAAAAGCTGAAGACATCAACGAAATGTCCAAAGCAATCAAGCCTTTGTTTGAAGCAGGTATTTTGAATGAAAGCAATATGTTTGCTGAAGATTTAAAGCATTTAACCCCTGAAGGCAATTTGCCGTTCGGCTGGCATCAGTCAGCGCCCGAAATTGAAGAAATGGATGAAAAGTTAGGTTCGCTAATTGATGTATATGTAAACCTTCAAAACAACGGCGGTTCGGTTGATGCAAAGATTGATATAATACACGGCATTCTTGCCTATCTCGCAGACTACAAGGCGTATTGTTACGGCAAAAATGAATGTTATATCAAATACTTTTCTGATTTCTATGAACATTGTCACAATTCAAGAAACCCCGACTTTACTATGCAATCACAATATGAAGGCTTTTTGCAAGAATTGCTTGATAATTATGATGCTTTGAAACTGCGTGAAACACTAATAAAAACCTTGCCTGATGACCTGATGAATTATTTGAAGGCTAATAACGGCATACTTCAAAAAGATGTTTACAAGGCATTTGACAAGGTTGTAAAAAACGATATACAAAATTTGTTGTATCAATGGTCAAAAGAAGGCTGCATCAAGCGTGAAAAAGAAGGCAGCACATACAAAATCACTATAAACCCGTAATGGCAAACACCATTACCCGAAAAGAACTTTTGACAAGGCAGAAGCCATTACAAAAAAAGCCCCCAACCGTCTGCAAACGGTCAGGGGTTCGGCGGGTGTGATACACACCAACTTAACAACAACATTATTGTATCACACCTTGCCCCTTTATTCAAGGGGTATTTTTGCGCCCTTTTTCGCTTTAACCTGCATCATTTTCAAAAAGATGCACAATAAACAGCGGACAGACCGCCACAAATGCCCCAAAAATCAATTTTTCGGTGAAATGAATGTAACTTTCACCACATAGAAAGGAAAAGGTGATACAATGCGACTACCTAACGGATACGGCAGTATAACAAAGCAGAAGGGCAACCGCCGCAACCCTTATCTTGTGCGGGTGCCAGCAGGTCTTGATGATAGGGGCATATACATCAGGAAGACTTTAGGTTCATTCCCTTCATACAAGAAGGCGGCGGCAGCGCTTGCAGAATACAACCGTGAACCCTATGATGTTGATGCGCTGAAGCTGACCTTTTCTGAAGTATATGAAATGTGGATTGCAACACCTGCATTTGAAAACCTGTCAAAAAGTTCACAGAAGGGCTATAAAGCCGCATACAACAAATATGCGCAGCTTCACGCAAAACCCTTTGCAAAAATCAAACGGGCTGACCTTCAGCATTGCATTGACATCAACACAAGCGGCTATGTTTCAAACCGTGAAATGAAGAACCTTGCTTCAAAGATGTATCAGCATTGTATGCTGCTTGAAATGCTGAAGGAAAACAAGGCAACAATGCTTGAAGTCGGGTCACCTTCAAAGACCGCAACCGAAAAAGTCCCCTATTCTGATGAAGAAATTGACATCTTGTGGCAGCACACAGAAGATGACATCATCAAAATCATTCTGATTTTCATATATACAGGGGTCAGGTGCAATGAATTGCTGATGCTTCAGAAACAGCACCTGCATCTTGACGAACAGTATTTTGAAGTAATCAAAAGCAAAACTGAAGCGGGGGTGCGTGATGTGCCGATTGCTGATTGCATTGTACCGTTCTTTGAACACTTCAAGAAGAAGTCAAAATGCAAATGGGTCTTCACGGGTGACAAAGGCGGCAGGTTACCTGATGACTGGTTCAGGCGGCTTCAGGCAAAGGCGCTGGGCGCTCTGAACATCAAGCACACAACCCATGAAGCAAGGCACACTTGCATCACGCAACTGACCGTTCACAATGTCAATGAAAGCGTTATCAAAGAAATTGTCGGGCATAAGGCGGCGCAGACCTTCACAGAAAGGGTTTACACACATATCTATATGAAGACAAAGATTGATGCGGTCAATCTGATACACACATAAAAAAGGGGCGGCAAAATGCCGCCCTTCTTCTTTGCAAAATTCTGTTGTGTTTCCCGCGCGTTACCAGTATGTATCCCGTAAGGTAGTTTTTTGTAGGTTTATGTAGGTTGACAAAATAAGAAGAAACCCGCATTTCCCCGTCATTTCGGCGGTTCAATGTAGGTTTCTAATGCGTGGTGGAGATGGCGGCAATCGAAGCCGCGTCCAAAATTATCTTACCAGGGGCTCTACGGGTGTAGTTTACCGTTTAGGATTCCCCTCTCTCAACGGCGGTAAACGGCCTTTGAGATACGGTAGTCTTTAATTCGTGACGGAAG